AATGCAGTACCTCCTATAATCTTATCAAATAAAGAAGAGTTTTCTCCAAACAAACCTCCTTGAAGTTTTTCTTTATACTCTGTCTCACTACCTTCTTTTAGTTCCCTTTTACCAAAAATTAAGTCTCTTATTCCTGTTATAATAGGTTCGATAATATCCCACATCACACCGATTACTTTGAGTGTTCCCTCAACAATATCTCCAATTGTTTTAAATGTTTCTTCCCAATCTACAGCCATTAACCAGTCACCTATAGCAAAAAGTGCATCTTTTAATTTTGGTAAAACAGTTTTCCATGGCACAAAAATTAAAGAGATACCTAGCAATATTTTCCACCAACTACTAACTTTTCTAGCAATTGCTTTTCCCGCATCCGCAGCTATTTTTTGGGATTTTGACATTTTAACGACACCCTGCATCGCAACAAGCATCTTTTGGTCATTCTTGGTTTTTATTTTAATGGCCCTTCTACCTTCTGATATATCTTCAGCCTTTTTTGAGAAAAGGCCAGACATTATCTTCTTCATACCATTAAAACCTTTATTCAGATTACCACCAACACCAGTGGTAATCTTACTAGCAAGATCGGTATTATTTTTCTCTTGAACTTGGTCTTTTTGGTCTTTATTCTGTGCCATTAATCTTAACCTTTGTTTTGTTGTTGTTTAATTCTTGCATTTTCCTCTGTAACATGATTGACTAATAAAGCAATATATACTTCCCTCTCCCATGGCAACATATTCTCTAATTCTGTAAGAGAATAATTGTGATGTTGCATCATAGAAAAATTCGCACTAATCATATTAGATAAAGATTCGCCACAGAGGCTTAGTCGAAAAAAGATTGTAGCCCCTCCAAGACTAGTGATTCTTTATATCCACATACAACCTTCTTTTTATTTTTTCCACTTTTATTATTAGAACATTCTAATTCTATTTCATGTTGTAACTTTGGCATAGTTTCAAAGAATTTAGATAAACTTTTAAATTGTATATCAGATAAGGATTCTAAAAAATCAACCATTTCTTGTTCTGTATGATCTTTAGAAGCATACATTTTTTCATTATCATAAATATAATCAATACATAATCTTATTGTCATAAATAATTGTTCAACTTGATTTGTTTCAGTTGACTCTTCCATTTTTGTTTGTATAATCATATTCGGATATTTCATCATAACACCAAGCTCTTCAGTTAATTGAATTTTTTGTTCATGATTATCATTTTTATTAATCTTAACTTCTTCGATATTAAATGATAATGGTATAGTTCCTTCACACTTAGGACATTTATAATTCAATTCAATTTTTTCACCTTTGGCTCTTGCTCTCAACCATAGAAATATATATTCAATATCAAAGATAGGTAGTTCATCTATATCAATTTCACCAAATACACAATTCTTTATAACATTCTTTGTTGCTGTCATTATTTGTTTTGTATCTTCACTTTCCATAGCAATAAGAAGTATTTTTTCTTCTTTAACAAGAAAAGGCCTATACTTTATTTCTTCACCTGTCGAGGGCAATTTCAAACTATACTCTGGTACTGCAATCTTTGGTAATCCCATTTCATTAACTCCTTAATATAAAATGATATTGTTATTAATTATTCAAATGATTTACTTATCTACCACCAGTTCTCAGGATTATCCTCTGGAGGTTTGGGAGCTGGTATTTCTTTTTTTATAACTTCTTCTGGTGTAACCTTTATAACTTTTGGCACGACAGGAATACTAGGTGAAGGTATTATTTTTTCATCAATACCTTTAGATTCTGCAAATTCCTGTGTATAATATCTATAAGTCATGGAAACCGATACAGTCATAACAGTATCAGTAGTACCATAATCTAAACCTATTGCCTCTATACTTTTAGGATAGGCATCATGTAATGTTGTAGTTAAAACTGTTTCTTGCTGTTTATCTAAATTTTTAATTTTTACCGTTCCTATATAAGTGTCATAAAAACCTACATGATTATCTTCTGGACGAATCATAAGTTCCATCCATTTTTGAAATATTTTTAGTTCTTCCATGTTTGAATTGACATAAAAACCTAAAGTAATATCTTCATATAATTTTTGATAGGCTATACCTCTATATGATTTATCTCTATCTACTGTAGCAATTGATAAGCCTGGAATACTAGCTTGAAAACAACTAAAATTTAGTCTTTCTACTAAACTATTTCCTTTAGGTGTTACTTCTACTTCAAATAAATTCGGTCTTGCAAATGATGTCATTTGACTTTTAAAATCATATATACTTTTGGTTTTTTCTGGATATTTTCCAATATACTTGTGGATAGCCATTGCCCGTACTCCCTTTATAAATACTATTGACCGTATAATGTATTTATAAGAGTTTTATGAAAAAATACCCTAAAGTTGGAAAATATAAGGTACGAAATAAAGAGAAATATGTGGGTAAACTCCATGAATGTGAACATAGATCACGTTGGGAGCTCATCTATATGAAGTATTTAGATAGTAATTCTAACGTCATGGAGTGGGGCTCTGAGACTGTCATTGTACCATACTATAATCCAGTGGAGAAACGTACCAGACGGTATTTTGTGGATTTTTATGTTAAAGTAATGACAAGAACGGGTATGATTAAAAAGTACATGATAGAGATAAAACCTTATAACCAGTGTTTTCCTCCAAAGAAACCTCAAAGACAAACAGCTGCCTATAAGAATAAGATTAACACCTATGTAGTAAACCAATCCAAATGGAAAGCTGCACAGAAATATGCAGATAAACGTGGATGGGAATTTGTAGTTATTACAGAAAAAGAGTTAGGAATTAAGTAAATCTCTTATAAATACATACAATGGCTACTAAATCAAAATTGAATACAATAGAGGGAGATAGAGCTTCTGTAATACTATCAGGAAATATGTATTATTTCAAGTATGAGGCTGAGCCGACCAATATATATTATGATAGGTTTCCACTTGTTTTTGTTGTTAAGAAACGTGGAAGGTTATTTGAAGGTATTAATTTTCACTATATGTACAAGGAACATAGAGTACAATTATTTGAAGATATTAAACCTTTTTTGGATGAGGATGAAATATCAGAAGATACTAGGTTAAGAGTCAAATCATTTAGACAAATAATAATGAGAGCAAGAAAGTATCGTTTTGCCAAAGCAATCTATCATAGGTATAGAATGGAAAATATAAGATCAAAAATAATTAAAATATCACCTCTTAACTGGAATGATGTTATTGTGGAGGATGCAGAAAAGTTTATAACGGGTACTGGTGGTAAGAAAAGGAGTGCGAAGGTTTTTAGGGAAACTCTATTAAAGACTAGGAGAAAAGTATAATGGCACGAGCAACTTTTAATGAACCTTATGATGAGGGCAAAACATTAATATTCCCTCAAGATATGGACAGACAGTTTTTTCCAGAAGCTATTAAGTTTAGTATCTATAAAAGAGATGGTGCGTCTTATTCTGCATTTAAGGGCAAAGTAAAAAGTACTTTTGAGGATATGAAGAAAATCACTAATCCTGTTCCTGATGAGGAGGCGGAACAATCAAATGAAGCAAAAGTGGCTGGTGCGGCGGCAAAGTTGGGAGAAAGGGTTAAAGAGTTGTTTTTAGATGATAAAAAAGGTAGCCTTCTACATGATGCTATGAGTATGAGACAAGGAACTGGAACGTATGGTGCTGGGCCTAATGGTAAATATAAACCAAGCGAAGAAAGAGTTGCTAAATTTGGCGAACTTGCTAAAATAAAACCTGACGAACACACATCTGAACAACATAAACAAAGTATTTATTTAAATATGCCAGAAAGTGTTGCGTTTAGTGAAGGAGTACAATGGCAGGGAAGTGATTTAGGTGTTATAGGAGCTGCGTTAAATGGAGGTCTTAGTGGTGCTATAGAAAATGGTTTACTTTCTGGAGTAGGTGCAACTTTAGGTGGCGGTGCTGGTGCTTTGGCTAACATGATACCTGGCGTTAGTGGTATTGCAGCTCCAATAATAGGTGCAGCACTTGGTTCTGGTGGTCTACAATCTGGTATTGAAAGTACATTTGGTGTTAAAGCTAATCCATATAAAGAACAAACATTTCAGGGAGTTGATTTTCGTTCATTTGATTTTACTTTTACATTAAGAGCTCTTAATGATAGTGATGTAACGATGATACGAGATATTATTAGTGCATTTAGGGCTCATTCAAAACCAAATTTTGAAGGTGACAAGGGCCAATCTGGCGTGTTTGAATATCCAATGGAATTTAGAATTGAATTTTTAACTATTGATAATACTAATTCTTATGTGACTAATAAATACCTTCCAGAGATAAAATATTGTGTTTGTACTGGTGTTAATACAAATTTTGCACAACAGGGTTGGAATTCATTTGAAGGTGGTGCTCCAGTTGATGTATCACTACAATTAACATTTCAAGAAACAGAAATTATTACCTCAGACGATGTTAGGGGTAAAACAACTGTTGGTAAATTTAAAGAATCAGGGAGAAAGTTCTAATGGCATACTTTGAATACTTTCCATCTATAGGTTATGATGTTCGTGGTGATAAGAATAATTCACGAATTCAATTAATAACCAATGTCCTTATAAGGATACGAAAGAAGCTGAATGTTATTAATTCTGCTTTTTTTGAACAATATTTTATTAATGATGGAGATAGAGCAGATATACTTGCACACAAGTTCTATGGTGATTCTACTTTACATTGGGTTGTTATGTATGCAAACTACATGACAAATCCATATTATGATTGGCCACTAACATATTATGATTTAAGAAAATATATTACTAAGAAATATTCTAATGTGAATGATATACACCACTATGAAGATGAGGATGGTAATATAGTAGATTCTGTCAATCAGACAGGTGCAAATCCAGAATTACAAAGTGCAGTGGCTGGTGCTAAACCTATTACTAATTTTACTTATGAAGAACTATTGAATGATGAAAAAAGAACAATCAATATTATAAGGTCAGAATATATACCACAAATCTTAAAAGAATTCAAGCAATCTATATAAGAATAATATTATGTCAAAACAAGTTAATGCAGCTGATGTTACTGTAAAACAATTAGAGATTCGTGGTGCTAGTGGTAGGTATGACTTATATCCTCATATGCAAGAGTTAAGCATATATGAGGATATTTTTCGCCCAGCTTTAACTGCAAAAATAGTTCTATCAGATTCACATAATGTACCATACAAATTACCTATTGTTGGTGAGGAAACTGTTGATATTGATATAGCTCTTACTGGATTTGGTGATGGTCATGAATCTGAAACATATAGTATTAAACCTCCTCCACTTCATGTCAACTCATTAAATGCAAGGGGTTTAATAGACCCTAGACAAACAAAAGCACAAAGGTATACATTAGATTTAATATCAGAAACATATATGAGTAGCCTTCACTCTAAGGTATCAAAATCTTATAATAATAAAAAGATTAGTTATATGGTTTCAGATATTTATCACAAGTATCTTAGTGATGATACAACTGGATTATTTTCAGAACCTACTGAGAGAACTGAAAGTGTTATTATACCAAACTTAAGTCCTCTTAAAGCTATTGAATGGTTATCCAAACGAGCAATACCTAATGAATCTAATGGTATCAATTATGTTTATTTTGAAACAGTGAGAGGTTCATTTTTTATGAGTCTAAATACATTAGTGGATAAACCTGCTATATTTACTTTTGTCCAGAGAGTAAGAATAGATGATTCTACAGGAGTAGAAAACGCAGCAAAGGGAATTATAAAAATTAAAGATTTTAAATTCATAAAGCAATTTGATAAAAAAGAAAATACTCAAAGAGGTGTGTATGCATCTAAACTCATTACACATGATATTGTTAGAAAAAAAATAGTTCAACATGAATATGGTGGATTTAATAGTTGGTTTTCTCTTAATCATTGTGGGCAATTTCCTCCACTATCAAATTCAGATGTTGAGATTCGCTCATCACAAGTAGCAAGAACTACCTATGCACCCCCTTCTGATAATAATGGATATCCAACAACTACTGAACGAAACTTAAGTAGTATGATTGATAGTAGGGTAGAGTTTTATCCTAAGCATGATAATATGTATTCTATGAATGGTGTTGATAACTATGATAATAATGTAGAAAATTGGAAATTAAAAAGAAATGGACATATGGGTATATATGATGGAATAAATATTCTTTTAGAAGTAAGTGGTAACTCTGCTCTGCGTGTTGGAATGACAGCTAATGTATATCTACCATCACCAGAAAGTACTGACAAGGATAAAAAATCTGATGCAGTTGATGATAAGTTTCTTTCTGGAAAATACATGGTTACTGCTATTCAACATATTTTCACAAGAATAGAGGAAAAGATAGCATATAATATGAAAGTGGAAGTAAGTAAAGATGGTCTGGAAGAGCACGTTCCGATAAGATTATCAAGAAAGGAAGATTAATTATGTTTGGTGAATTTGTTTGGTGGCAAGGTGTTGTAGAGGATAGAATAGACCCATTGATGTTGGGTAGATGTCGAGTACGCATACTTGGATATCATACTGATAATAAAGTTGAAGGTGTTGGTATACCTACAAACCATTTGCCTTGGGCAACTCCAAGTCAACCAATAACATCTGCAGCTATGAATGGTATTGGTACTACACCTATGGGCCCAGTAGAGGGTACATGGGTATTTGGTTTTTTTCGTGACGGCGAGAACGCACAAGAACCTGTAATGATGTCAACCTTTGGTGGTATACCAGAGAAAGGTGCAGATACTAAACTTGGATTTAATGACCCTTCTGGTAAATATCCAAGAGCAGGTGATTTAAATATACCAGATACACATAGATTAGCTACTGGTGATGGCCATCCTGTTGTTGGTACTGAAAATGGTGAAGATGCAGAATCATTAAGATATAAAAGAAAATCAAGACACAAAAGAGTACCTACTGCTCTAGCGGGAGATATGTCAACATCTATACCTCATACAGATGATTCTGCACTTTATGAGACTACACTATGGAATGAACCAAATCCTAGATATGGTGGAACGGAGATTAGTGATACAAAATATTTAGATTCTATAAAAATGTCCTCAGTGTATCCATTCAATCATGTTCGGATGAGTGAGTCTGGTCATGTTGAGGAGTGGGATGATACAGAAGATGCAGAAAGATTACATAGATATCATAGAAAAGGTACATTTGAAGAAATACAGCCTGATGGTACTAGGGTAGTTAAAGTAGTTGCTAACGATTATGAAATAGTTATTGGTAATAAAGATGTCCTCATTAGTGGTGCGTGTAATGTAACTATTGAGGGGGATTGTCGTATGTTATATCAAGGCAGTCTGGTACAGGAAGTTTATGGTGATTATCATTTGAATGTACATGGAGATAAGAGAACTAAAATAACTGGTAATGAAGTAACAGAAGTTCTAGCTGATAGAAAAACAGTAGTGAATGGAAATGATGATTTATATATTGCATTTGATCAAATCCTAAATATTGGTGATGATAGAACTATAAATATAGGTAGTGCTGGTAAAAAACAAGATGGTGTTACTGATAAGACAGGTAATTGTTCAGAAACCATTACTGGTACTTTAACAGAGATAACACATGGAACAATGTTTACTATGGTAAATAAAAATACTACAATGGTTACATCTGGAAATATTGACATAACATCTATTGGTGACATGGGATTATCTACTAATGCTAATTTTAACCATACTGTAAATAGCAACTCAACACATCAAATATCTGGAAGTTCTACAATAAATGTTAGTGGAAACTCATCAATAAATGTTGGTGGTACATTCCAGAAAAAACTCAATGGTGCTGCATTTGAACACTATGCTAGTACATTGGATGAACGACATGATAGTGTCTATAAAGTATATACAGGTAGTGATGTCCATAGTTATAGAGAGGGTGGTACTGATTACGCTAACCTTGTTCAAAGAG